TGAAAAAGACCGACACAACACTGATTGCTGAAGGCATCGCAGGCGGCACTGTGACTGCAGGGCAGCCTGTTTATCGAGACAGCACGGCGAGCAATAAACTCAAAGCCGCAGATGCTGACGTGCTTGCATCTGCTGCAGCCGTCGGCATTGCCCTTCACGGCGCATCAGCAGACCAGCCGCTGAAATACGCCATTGGCGGCAATCTGACATTGTCGAACGTCATGACAGCCGGGGCTGTTTACGTCGTCTCAACAAACGCTGGCGGCATTGCACCAGTTGCAGACCTTGGCTCCGGTGACTACGTCACGCTGCTCGGCATCGCCACGAGCGCAACAAACCTCAAAATTTCCATTTCCGTTTCCGCAACCGCGAAGGCATAGGAGTAAACCATGGCCGCAGGTACGCCATTCACTGGCAAGGATATCACGTTCAAATCAGGAAGCCCGCTTGCAACTGCCGTCAGTGTGGCGGGGTGGACCATCAACATTGAAGGCGCCAACGCTCAGTACGCGACCAATGACACAGCAGGCTGGACCAAAACCCTCGTCGGCGTCAAAACGTGGTCAGGAACGCTGACAGTCCTGCTTCACGATGGCGAAGCCCAGCCGTTTAAGGTGGGTGACTCACCTGCCTGCGAATTCATTGTCGCGACTGGCTCCAGTATCAACGGAACAATCATCATTACGGCCGTGAATAACATCGGAACGAGCGTCGATTCGGCCGACCCGATCGCGGTCGAATACGCATTCAACGGCCAGGGCGCACCGACCGAAACTGGCACTGTGTTCCTCGTCTAATGAAAGGCTGATCCAATGGCGGATGGATTATTCAACCTCCTCGGCCGGCGAACTGAGGAGTTGACCAAAGACGGCAAAACATACCGGCTGGCGTTCCGTACGCTGGCCGACTATGCGAGCAAAGAGCAGGCGATGCTATTGCGGATGGGCAATCCATTCGCGGGCATTGCAGAGATTCAAGATGCAAAGATCCGGCAGGAACTCGCGAAAACGGCGGCGGACATTGCAACCCGCCCGCTGATTGCGACCATGCAGGATGAGGAGCGTTTTGACAACTCAATGCGAGGCATCGCGTGGAGTATCTGGCGAGCCCTTGCTGTGAATCATCCGATTGAATTTCCGCCTGAATTGCCAGCAGAGCGCGGCATTCAGTTGGGGCTGGACTTCATTGAGTGGTTTGGCGACATTCGCCAGATCCTGAAAGCCCTTCACAAGATCGAAGAGAAGGATATTCTGGGAAACTCAGAAGCCCAGGTGGCGACGGCGTGACAATCCCGTCGCGTCGCACGATACCCTGGGCGACTGTGATCCGCGGACTGTGCGAGAAATATGGCTGGACGCCTGAAGATGTCAGCAGACTCACGATGTATCAGGCGATGGTGATGAGCGGGCTGTGGTGCCCTGAAGACATCTGGCAGAACACAAGGAAACGCTGATGGCTGTGACAGTTCAAGAAGCCCAGGTCGTTTTTTCGGCAGAGGGCATGAGCAAGGTTGCAAGCGAAGCCGCGAAGGCCAAAGGTGTGTTGAGCAAACTCGCAGGCGCAGCCTCGCAAGTCGGCAGCAGCCTACGCGGAGCATTCTCGGGAATCGGTGGCCAGTTGTCCGCTCTTGGGGCGGCAGCAGGCGCAGCGAAAATCTTCCAGCTCTCAGCGAACGCAGAGCAAACGGCAATTTCTCTGGAGGTGTTGACCGGCTCAGCAGAGGCAGCGAAACAGATGCTCACGGAAATTCGCGCCTTGGATATGAAAACTGTGTTCGGCACGAAAGACCTCGCTGACAACGCCAAACTGATGATGCAGCAGGGCATGAGCGCAGAGCAGGCAATGAAAACGCTCACAGGACTCACAGAGATCGCGGCAGGAGATGCTGACGCACTATCCCGCCTGTCACTTGCCATGGCTCAGGTGAACAACGCAGGGCGTCTCACAGGGCAAGACCTTCTGCAGTTGATCAACGCCGGATTTAACCCGCTTAAAATCATCAGCGACAAGACCGGCGAAAGCATGGGTGAGTTGCGGAAGAAAATGGAGCAGGGGGCAATCAGTGCGGATCAGGTTCAGTGGGCACTCACAGCCCTCACGACAGGCAGCGGCCGACTCGCAGGAATGAACGAGCGGATCAGTCAGACGACCGCGGGCATGTTTGCCAAAATGAAAAGCAGTCTTGAACTTGTTGCCATTGAATTCGGAACAGCGCTGCTCCCGACCGCAAATAAATTCCTGCAGGTTATTCTGGAGTCCATGCCAGAAATCACATCATTCGCGAAGATGCTGGCTGAGGGTGTGTTATCCGCAATTGACTGGTTCACCTGGGCGCAGGATGCACTCGCAAAGTTCGGCGTGGCTATTGGCGTCGTCGCTGGCAATTTTGGAAGCATCTGGACATCTGCATTTACAGACCTTACGGGCATCGCTGGAGCCGCGTGGCAATACCTCACAGACAACGGCATGAACGCACTGCAGTTCCTCAAAAAAGCCGCACTGCAGATGAGTCCGTCGAATCTCTTGAAGATCGCACGTGGACAGGCGGAGTTCGATTTCAGTAGCGTGGAATTCGAGCCGTTCAAGTTTGAATCTGAGACACTCAAAACCGTGGCGGACATCGGCACACAGATCGCCGAAGCGCAGGCCGAATATGCAAAGCAGACCGCAGCCGCATCCGCTCAGGCACTGATGAGTGAAAAGGAACGACTGGCCGCGGCCGAAGCCGCACGCGAAGCCGCACGCAACATGCCACAGGAGGCATTTCCGGAAGCACCGGCGGCACCGAAGCCGACAGACGCAGGCGAAGCCGCAAAGGAAATGGCAAAGGCACAGATCGAGCGTGGATCGGCAGCCAGCATCTTCACCAGCATCGCCGATAAACTGGCAAACAAAGCCATGGAAGAGATTGGCAAGGCACAATTGAAGGCACAGCAGGAAGCGAATAAAATCGCACAGCAGACACTTCAGGCAATCACGATCCTACCATTCGGGCTGCAGTAATGGCTTACCCAACATTCTGGGAACACGAGGACAGCCCCGAGGAGGGCGGCAATCGTTCCGGTGAATTGTCGTTCGTTCGCATATTCCTCTGCGACTATGATGACAGGTGGGCATTCATCGCGGAGCATTTTCGGTCTGGCCCGTTCGGCTATCCGGCGAGTTATTCGAGTTACTGGCCCGGGGTGTTGGCGGATGATTTCAAAATCTCCAGGATTCTGAATAAGCCCGAAAACACGACAATTTCCGACCCGAACACGCAGTCACTGACTCACGACACTCTGGCGATGATTCGCGTTACCTACACGCCACTGCCGATCGTTCAGCAACAGCAGGAGCAGCCACCAAACGAAGGCCCACAGTTGCCCGATGGCACGTGGTGCACATATCAACAAAGTAGCAACGTGGAGTTCGCCACGGTTCTCGGGCGAGGGTGTAAGTGGGAGAGTGACAGCGCAGCCCTGCCGGCAGATATCAACCCAGTGCAACCCAATATCCTCACGGAGCATCAAGTAACATGGCATCAGGTTCGGCAGATTCCATGGGTTACACTCGGGGATATGAAAGGCTGCGTGAATAGCATTGCGTGCACACTCCCGGGCAGCCCGCAGGTGTTTAAGCCGGAGACGCTGCTTTTTCAGGGATTGGACGATGAAACAACACTCAGCCTTGCAGGGCAATGGGGCACGCGAAAACTGACGCTGAAATTCGTCGAGAAAGCACAAAAGAATCTCACAGCATCTCCGCGAGGGGGCGCAAGCAGCGGCAATATCTACGGATGGAATTATCAGTTCAGGCCGGACACAAGCGATTATGATCGCGTCCTGTCTGCTGACTCCTCGGACAAGTTGTTCACTCCGTTTGACTTTAACACACTGTGGACGGCGACATCATGAAGAACGCCGGCAAAAAAGCAGCCCCGACATTTCAGCGGGGCAAGATGCTGAAAGCCTCGCAACTCAATGCGATGGCAGCGGCAATCAACGGCGCTCCAGTTGCTGCCAGCACGTTCACCGATCCCTTGCGCGTGCAAGGCAAGCTCTCTTCCGCTCTCGCAGCAGCTACGGCATTTGACACCGGCGCATCTACAGCGTCATTCGTTGTTTGGCGAAAGAACACCAGTGGAACGCCTGTCGCTGCAGAGACGATCACAGTGGTGAACCGCTTTCGCTATATCGACCTTCCATCTGGTACGATTTGCAAGGCCGAATGGATCGAGGGCGAATGGCAAATCTACGCGGCCGACTGCGGAGCCGAATAGCATGATGCTCGGGCGGTGCTGCATCTGCGAACGCACAGTGAAACTGATCAATCTCAAAGGATTCGATGCAGCCGACGGAAGCACGTTATGGGAATACGGGCTGGCGGGCATGTATTGCCTGCAGTACGGCGCAGATCAGTTTTTTGCGATCAAACACGACGAGACCATCACGGCGAATAAGTTTGGGATCTGGGCACAGGAAGGCTCTTTTTTTGAGATTCCAATTCGCATTGGCGGATCGCTTCCGGCTGTCTACGCTCAGACACTGACAGTTGTAACAATCGACGCCAGCGACGGCACAGAGGCCGACAGCAGCACGCTTGCAGATTGGTACACAGAGCCAGATCAAAGCACAGCCACGTTCGCTCGCATGATGAACGCACGGTTGGCACAAGGCACGGTTGGTGAGCCATTCACGGCGGGATTGAGTGGCGGGAAAATGGCATTCATTGGGCGCATTGAGCCGTCTGTGATTTGGGATGATCGAACGGACAACGACGCCACGAAGAGTTATCGTCTTTTGCCACACACTCAAAGCGAGGGCAAAGTCTACTTTCTGACAAAGACGAATCGACAAACCATCGCTGTCGACTACAACGATACAGCCGCGGAAATTGTTACTGCATTCGAGGCAGTTGGTGACGTTGTCGCAGCGACCGCCACGGGCGGCCCGTGGCCGCTTGTTGGAATCGATCTCACGGTAACGTGGTCAGCAGCAACAGGGGACATTCAAGGGCTGAAGCGCGACAGCACAGTGGTCGTGGGCACGCCTCCGGCGACAGCATCGCGGCCGGTGGCATCAACCGCGTTTTCTGTCGATCCAGCAACAGGGCTGCTTTACAACACGTGCGGGCATCGACTCGGAAAGGGTGACAATACAGCAATCGCGAATTTGATGCCGCAGGCTGGCCCGATTGGTAATATCGACCTTGCACCGCCGCGAATTGGTGCTGATTTGGTGGTGGCTGCGAATGATAATCTCGTTGGGCTGCAATCGCAGCAGAACCAAACAATTGAATGCTGGGATGCGAGCACAGCAGGCGTAAACAACTGGTATCGATCGTGGGCGTTGTTTCGCAATACGCCGATTGTTGGCGTGACAAATATGGCAGGCCTGCAGTGCCAGAACTCTGTATTCAGCATGGCGGTTCCGCGGCAATCCTACAACGGGACGACCTACGCAGGTGCGACAGTCCCAACCAGCGCGGCAACACCGTCACACTGGGACAACGACCGGATAACCACATCGACAGTGGGAACGGAGCGAATGGCGGACCACGTCGCAAGGAGTGGCAACACAGCCTATCGATGGTGCCGAACGCCACGGAGACTCACCACAGGGCAGACGTTTTGGTTTGAGGGCATCGAGCACAGCGACGCGAGCACGGATCTGAATTTGGGCGTCAGTCGCATTTTCGGAGTGACATCAACCCGGCTTTACGCCGTGTCGACCGGCAATAATCAAACGGGCAGCGCTACGCCTGTGGTTGCGTCAGGAGTTGTTACGCTCACCACCGGCACGCTTGCCGGCAGCATTGCAACATTCCGGCAGTTGGTTTTTTACTGGCCCGGGGCTTGGTGCAAACCCAACACAGAATTCCGATTCACGTTTTACCCGGGCGGTGGTTCGTCGATTTCAACGGCATGGATTGCGTGGCCGTCGAGTGAAGCAGGCGTGGAAACCGCGCTCACGAATCTGTTCGGCGAGAATACAGAGGGTGCATATAACAACGTAAACGTCTGGCCAACGGGTGCACCGTCTGCACTGGATAATACAGATTACAGCCTGCTGCAACAGAATATCAGCATCCGCTTCGCGGTGCGCCCACAGAGCGATAACCCTTTCGGACACGTGCCGTCTGTGTTTATCAACACGCAGGCGCGAATCGAAGTCCGATATGCGCAGACGATGACTCAGGGCGACCTAACGGCATTTGATGCGGCTGACGGCGACGTGATCTGGTCCCGGTACTACGGCGACTACACAGACCCAGTCAGCTCACAGGTGAGGCAGATTCGGCCTGCCGCCGCGTGGTATCGTGGCGATTATGTGTGGGCTGCAGGCGGACCTGTTGACCCCGAATGACCGCGTCCGACTGGAGCCGGTGCAGGTCTGACTGATTTGCCACGCCATTTGTGGCATTGCCACACGATTTGTGGCATTGCCACACG